ATGTCGGAAAAAGATTTTGTTACCAAAATCGCGCCGTATGCCATAAAAGACGCGGAAGCAAGCGGAATACTTGCTTCCGTAACAATGGCACAGGCAATTTTAGAAAGCGGTTACGGCTCTACTGACCTGGCCGTGAACGCGAACAACCTTTTCGGGATGAAGTGTTCTTTAAGTGGGAACACCTGGAAAAGCGTCTGGGACGGTACTTCGAAATATACGAAGACCACAAAAGAACAGAAGAAGAACGGCGAAGAATATTCCGTCGTTGCCGATTTCCGCGCATACCCGGACATTCAGGCCAGTATAAACGATCATTCGCTTTACTTGCTGG